CCGATGAAGAACAAGCAGAAGGTGTAGAGAAAGGAGAAAACATTACAAAGCCTATACCAGACGGTAAAGGTGGAAGTGGTAGTTTCCAACAATGTGTTAATAATAACAAAGATAAAGATAATCCAGAAGGATGGTGTGGAGCTATTCAACAAAAATTAGAAAAATCAGATGCACAAAAATACATAAATACAGTTGATATGTTCTTATCAAAAGAAGAGCAAAATATGATATGTCCAACTTGTAATAAACCTTTATCAGAACATGGTATTACAAAAGATTCACCATATGGAACTGATACATCAACTAACTTTTCACAAATGCCTGACAGTCCAAGAGTTTCAACTGAGAAGGAAGAGGTTGAAAAGAAAAATAAAAAAACAATTCAACAAGTAGAAAGTCAGTTAATTATTGACGGTAAGCATAAACCACAGAATATACATCATGGACAGAAGAAAGAGACCAGAATGTCTGATTTATATGAATCTGAAGCTAATGCAATCAAGTCTTCAGACAAATTGAAATCACAGTTTATTGCAGATGAAATAAAAACGATGCTAAGTAAAAAAAAAACTCGTCCAGAAACCCCAAATAAAGAAAACAAATATCAAACACATATAGACAAACCTATTCACTTTAACGCCTTAAAAGAAATAATAGAAGATAAAAAAAGAAAAAAGGAAGAAGAGGCGAAAAAGGGTAGACATGGTGCAGAATTTTATCTTCCTAAAAGAGGACATAAAGTAGAAGAACCAGAAGAAGATAAACCTAAAAAAGAAAAGAAGAAGACTAACGCATTAGGTAAATTATTATCACAGATGGGTAAAAGAAAAAGAGGTAAAAAAGATGTTTTATATGATGAAGAGAAGAAAGCAATTATAGATAATGCATTAAAATTTGTTAGAAAACCATCATCGCATTCACCTGTAGGAGCTGAAGGAAGAGCATCCGATGAAGGTAAAACACTTAAAGAAGTTCAAGCAGAAAGAGCTAAAAAAAGATTGAAAAATCCAAGATCTTATCAGTCTGAGAAAAGGATATTACCAACAGAAGCTGATTTAGATAAATTAATAGCCCAAATAAATGCAAGGAATAAAAAACCAAAACCAAAATTCGATGCATTGGAACTTTCATCAGTATTAAGTGGAAAGAAAGGAAAAAAGAAAATCAAATCTCTGGATGATATAATCAAGAGAAAAAGAAGTAGTCCATTCCAGAAGAACCCAACTAAACCTAAACCAAGGGGGGAAGGTTATTCAGCTAATAGTGCTATATTAGCAGAAAGTAAGTTACCTGATGGTATGACTCTAGCAGAATTTCAAACTGCAAGAAAACTAAGTAGACAGAAAGACCCTTGGCAGAAAAGAATGGGTACTCTTTCAAGGAGAGAGGCAAAAAAACTACCTGACGAAGACGCTTTGGATAAAATAATAGCAGATAAAAAAAGAAAAAAATTAGAACATAAAACATCATCATTGGGAGATATTAAAGATAAATTAAGCAGGATTAAAAGAAAAATAGAAGAACAATATTCAAAAGACCATCCATATGAAAAAACAGACAAAGCGAGACCACAGAGTACAGGAGATAAGATAATAGATGAAATGCCAAAAACATTAGAAAGACTTCTTTTAGAACCATTAGGTATTAAACAAGAAACAACAGGAAAAAAGAAAAATAGAGACCATTCAAACTCACAGGGAGATGCACATAGGATGTATACTCAAGAGGCTAGTCAAGATACATGGATAGGAAGTGGATTACCTCAACCAAAGAAAACCGAATCTGATGAGGATGACGAGGAGTTTGGAGTACCTATAGAACAAGGTTTACCACATAATGGAGATGCAAGACAGAAGGGAGAAGAAGGTACAGGGTCAATTGGAGGTTTAATTCGACATAACGTAGGTGATGGTTCAACTTTCGCACAAGGAAGTGGTAATTCTGCTCAAATAACCAACAATAAATTAAATAATCAGATGCGTGGAAACAAATATATGCCTAGATCAGTTAAAAGAAAACCAAAAACTAATTAGGGTATATAAACGAAATACTTATAAACACACATTATAAATCTTTATTAATAACATGGCTGAAAACGAAAAAGATTCAAAAGTAGATGCTTCTGAAGACAAAAAAGTCGAAGAAGCAGACACCAAAGACTCTAAACACGAAGAAAAGGAGAAATCCTACTTCGAGGAAACCGTCAAGTCAACTTTTGACACAATCACTGACAATCTGCAAGTAATTGCAGAATCTCAGAAATCACTACTCGACTCAGTTCAAGTAATTGATGATAGGGTTAAAGCATTGGAACAACCTACCGACCTTCCAGCAGCACCAAAAGGAACTGCTGACAAAGAAGACGTTGGTACAGAAACCAAAGCTCCAGAAAAACCTTACCCTCAAGGAGAACAAAGTGGATTAGATGATGATGGTGATGATACATCTGACGATGATTCAAAACTATCAGGTCAAGAGAAACCAATCGGTAAAGCAACTCGAATTGTTGAAAAGGCAGAACATACCTTTACAACAGAGACCCCAAGACCAAACTCATTAGAGAACGTTGATAAAGCAGAATTTGGAAAAGACTTTAGTCCAATCCTAAAAGATGCTAGATCAAATGGTTTTGAAGGACTAAGTACAGTTGCACAAAACATCCTGAACGGTAAATACTACAAACCAACCCAAGATGAGGTCGGACAGTGGTAGATATGGTTCAAATAAAAACTATCGATGAACTTGAAGCACTCTATTACGGATATAACCGTAATCTCCTCCGTAAAGCCGACGCACCAGTAACAACATCCACAACTGGCGTTTTTAACGCTATTTATGGAGCTTACGCATGGGCGCAATTGAATTTGGAGGCGAATGCCTTCGGTATATTGCCAAAATACCCATGGGATAAATCTGGATGGAGGGTCATTACAGCTAAGCCAACTCTGAACACCATCAGTGGTAACACTGCATTAGGTGGAACATCAGAAGGTGGTACCATCGCAGAGACAGTAAAACCAACACTTCAAGAAATTGATGTACGTCCAAAAACTGCTCAGTTGCCTTTCAGTGCATCTGAAGTTATGGAATGGTTGGCAACACACTCTAAAGATGACATTTGGGGAGGACTTGGTTCTCTCAGATTGTATATGGCTGTACAACACAAAGAATTCCTAAATAGAATGCTTTTAGCAGACGTTGAATCCGAAGCAGCAGGATCATCAGGTAACAACACTGGTACCACCAACTTTGAATCACTAGATAGAATTGTATCAAGTGGTGCAGAGGAGACAGCATTAGGTGGCTCACACACAAGCTATTACGATCCATGGGCAGCAAACGCAACCATTGATAGAGATAGTGGTACAGACTTTGACTGTACAGTTGAGAGTGCATCAGGCACAATTGGTACAAATGGCGTTTTGACCGATGATACCTTAAGAACTTTCCTTAGAAAGATTCGTATCGCAGCAGGTAAAGATCCTAATGTATTTTTGGGATCTCACGAAGTATATTCCGAAATCCAAGGCTTATACATGCCTTCAGTCCGTATTCCAAACCCATACGGTGAAGCATTAGTACAAGTTGACGTAAATGGAATTCAAACCTTCCGAGGCACAGGTGTCGGAATTCACGTAGATTCAATCTATGGAATCCCATTCATTCCAAGTAAGGATGCTCCATCAAACTCTGGTGACTCATCAGAAATTGGTAGACTATTCGCATTTGACACAAGTGACAGTGAGGGCTACGGATATCCAAGAATCGGAATTCAAATCGCAATTCCTACTGAGTATTACGAAGCTACAAGACGTTCACCAGCTTATCCATTTGTTAATAACGCATTCGTTGAGAAAGGCGTTTTCAGAACAATGGGTGAAACTGTTTGTCGTCACTTCAAGAGTCAAGGTAAGATTAGAGATATTAAACTTTAGGCAACTAAAGTGGGGATCTTGTAATCTATAAAACCCCTTTTTTTTTAAACATTTAAATAAGGCTGACTGCATCACATTTTATGGAATTTTATAGTGATAAAAAAACATGGGATTTACACTATAAAGATTGGAATAATATTATATCTAATATAAAAGATGACACAGAGTATAATAGATATAGGAGAAAAATAATCCAAAATCTTATTAACATATACGAAAGTAACAAATAAGCAATCTTTATATAAGAATAGATAACATATTTTGTAATGGCAATTACAATCAGTACATCCGATTGGACAGCAGCTAATGTTAGAAAGACATTATCTTTCAACGCAGCATTAGTTTCAAAATTGCGAATATATAGTATCAAAGTTACCTTCGGTAGTGGTGATAACTATGTAACAGGAGGAGTGTCGGCTGACCTCAAAGAGAACAGAATTTCCACACTCGTTGCTGTAATACCAACATATTCAACTTGTTTACAGGAAGTAAGATATGACAAAGACAACGAGAAAATCCAACTATATAACGTAGGTGGAGGAGCAGAAGCCAAATTTGTTGAAGTAACAAATACCAGCTCAACTTGTGCATCTAAAATATTCGAGTTTCTAGTCATAGGCTACTAGAGTCCAAAAAGTCTTCTTTTTTTTCTTTTTTTTCACAAAGTTTATATATAATACTTAATCACTGATTGTATGGTCGAATTAAACCACAATGTTATATCATTTAATGCTGATACAACTATAAAAGGTAGTCATGGTGTAGTAGTAGCTGTCTTTTGTAGTAAAAAAGGTTCAAGTGGAGCAAAATGTGTCCTTAAAAATGGTGGTGCTAGTGGAACAACAGAATTCACTATTTTTGGTGAAATAGAGGGTAATTACCAAGATATTAATAGAAGATTTGAAGATGGTATTTACGCAGATATAACAGGTTCAGCAGAATGGACAGTTGTGTTTAAGTAAATTTAAATACAAAGTTAAATTACTATTATTATGGCTACAACTTACTGTACAGTTGAGGATGTATCTGATTTTCTCAGGGTTCCCATTAATTCTAATACTACTCCTAATAAAGCACAGGTTGAAAAAATCATCAACCGAAAAGAATCAGAAATAGAGAGAAGAATAGGTCATGCATGGAGATCAAAAAAAGTTACAAGAGAAGTTCATGATTTACCTTTACTATATACATTTGGTTGGGGTACTCCATTGTTTTTACAACATAGAAACATTTATGAATTAGATTCAAGTTCTGGTGATAAAATAGAGATTTGGCAAGGAGCATCATCATCTTGGGAAAATATTCTAGGTAATAATCAATGGTATGATATAGAATATGAGTATGGTAGATTATACTTGAGAGGTTTTATATTTTCAATTTTAAGAAAAAACAGATGCAGAGTTACATACAGATATGGTGGAGAAAACTTTGCTGGTGATACAGAAATACCAGATGATATCAAAGATGCAGTAATTAAAATGACAGCAGTTGATATATTAACAACTAGTCTAAGAATGGATAGATTACCTGTAGGTGGTAATACATTAAGCTGGTCTGAAATGATATCTGCTTGGAAGGAAGACATTGAACATTGTATTATAAATCGCAGAGAAGTATTTGTGATACCATAAATGTTTGGATTCATTAAAAATGCTATAAAAAAAGTAGCAGACCAAATAACAGAGGTATTTAATGATATTGTAGAAGGTGACAGAGATGGAAACGAGATAGAAGTTGAAGCAGAATCAGAGGAAGAAATAAAAGAATGGCTTGAGGAAATTGGAGCTGAAGAAGATCCAGATGTAGATGATGGAAATCAGTTTTTCACTCATAGATGTAGATATGAATACCAAATAGCAAATCACTATCATGGAGGAGGAGGAAATAGATCATGTACAATATGTATAGAATTTGATAAAGCATATTCATACGGTAGTTATGTTGAAATAACTTATGATAAATTTGAAAATGGAGAAACACTATGGGCTGGAGATGGAGATGAACATTTATTGAATTCATGGTTCTCACAAATGGACGATACACAGAAAGAATATGTTTTAAGTAGTGCAGAAAATAGAGAAGATATTAAAGTAGACACTCACAGGTCTATAGCTCCTTATATGATAGATGATGAGACTGGTGATGGTGAATGTAAATGCTGGTTAAAATTTATCTCTCATAGAATAGACGGAATAACAGAATGGGAAGGTAAATAATATATACTAAGAAGAATGTAATAATTTATGTCTCTAACATATGATGCAGTTGAAGACCTTAAAGTACTTTTGAAGGATAATTGGACATATGGTCAATTACCTGTTATTGAAGTAGTATGGAAGGTAAAATCTGTAGGATTTGTGGATGATAGGAGAGACAAGATAGTGATAATACCAAAGAATGAGAAGATTGATTATTTCAGTTTATATGGAACTGATTTTTTACATACGTTACCTATATCAGTAGAAGTTAGGTCATATGGAGAACAGGATAAGACATCAGAGGTTGTTAATGAAGTTTTAAGGATTTTGAAGGCTAATTTGAGAAGAACAGGATTTGTTGACCTACAGGTCATAAGGTCTGTGTCTGCAAATGATGAATATAGGAATATGTTCAGACATGTAGTTGTATGCCAATATAGGCAACATTATAACTTGGCATGAGCAAAATCTTTATATCTAAACACAGTAAGGGTTTATTATGGCAATAACTACTGGCTCGTATGGTACGCTAAAATATGCTTGGGAAGAGACTTATGCTAATCTTTATAGCACTGGTAACCAACAAACACCAAATAAGAAATTTGGTATTCAAGACAAAGTTTCATCATGGACTATAGGAAATAATAGAATTGACCTAGCAGAACTAAATCAGACAGAACTAGCTAACTATGCATACGGAACACAGACTGGTAGCCTAAGTGTTGATTTTGTATTAGCTAACCCATGGATATTAAGAGCATTTTATGGAGAACCATCGGTTGTAACAGGTTCACCAAATGTATGGACTTGGCAAAAATCAGGAACAAAGACAAAAGATGTATCAACATTTACTACTGAAATAGGAATAGACATTCCATCAACATCAAATGATATTAGGAGAACATTAAAAGGATGTATGATGAGATCGCTTACAATTAACGCATCAATTGGTGGAACAGTTGACTGTTCTGCTGACATTGCATATGCAGAGGAAGATGCTCCATCTACAAGTGGAGTAGCAGTTGCAACTGAACCAACAGTTGAATTCCCATATACATTTGCACACGCAACTATCAAACAAAATAACGTGACATTAGGAAAGGTACAAGACTTGAGCATTACATTTGCACAAAACTCTGACTTCTTATACGGATTAGGTTCACACCAAGCAGTTGACAGTTTCAGACGTGTATTCGATATTACTGGTTCATTCAAAATCTCATTACAAGATAAGACTAACTTAGAAGTTGTTCTAGACCAAATAGCAAAAGGAACAGCAGGTACATATGCAGAAACATTAGATTCATCAGCACCATATTTAGAAATTAAATTCCTAAAGGATGCAAACGAAGAGATAAAACTAACATTAACAGGAATATCTCTAACAGACCTAGGTATATCTGGATTAGAACCAGTAGAACCTATATTTGAGGATGTTACATGGAGAGCAAAATCATGTATATGCACAGCCGAGAATAACCAAACAACAGAAGAGTAAACACTTATATTGGTGAATAAAAAACATTTTCTGTGGTATTAAAATCATTTACTATAAAATATGAAGGTAAAGATGAAATAATAGAATATGAAGACGACTTAACTTTTGGTGAGATGGAGTCAATAATTAATTCATCAATTGATCTTACAGATGTAACAAAACCCAAAGTTAATTTACCAGAATATAGAACAAAAGTACTATTAAGTACAATAAAAAAGGCTCCGTTTAAAACAGGAGATGTTGTCGCATTAAGAAATTTAAAATCTAGTGTTGTCAATCAGGTGCTTGGAGGGGTACTCAAAGACTACCCTTTATCGAAGTATTTGGAGCAGTGGATGGTAAGCTTCGTAGGAAACGAGGATTTCGAGATACAGCAGAGTTCTACTACTTCTTCGCCAAAGAGTTCGGCTGGGCGAAAGAAACGGTAGACAGACAATCTGCTCAATATTTAGCTAGTTTAATCAAGGTTCATAAACATGTTCAGGCTCTTAATGAAAGAGAAACACGCTTGACAGGTATGCGTAATCCTCGAAAACTTTAATACTATAATCGTTTGGTGTATTATATATGGCTAGAAATTATAAAGTAAAGATGGAGTTGGAAGTTGATTCCAAATCCATGAATAAATTGAAACAACTGTTCAAAGATATGGACATGAAATGGAATAGAGATACTCTAAAGGAAGCAAAAACAATGTCTGACCAGATGAGGGAGTTGAATAAAACATTAGCAAAGTTAAGAGTAGACTTATCTAAGATTAAAAGCTTTGGAGGTAGTAGTAAGGGTGATGAGAAAAACCTAGAAGACCTATTAAAAGAAGTTAAAACATTGAATGATAATACAATGAAAAATCACAATCAGATTATTACAAAATACTTCAAAATATGGACTGATGCCAAAGGTGGAATGAAACAAGGTAAGGATTTAAGTGAAGAGGGAAAGACAACAAGACAATACAGTAGAGAACGTATTGCACAAATAGATGCAGATTCACAATATCAAAAAACACTATGGCATACGCAAGTACAACAAGAACATGCGAAACTTATTAGACTGGATGATCAATTAAAAAATCAGAGAATGCTTAATAGATCATTCTTGTCTACATTAGGTAGTGGTGGAAGTTTTTTTCAAGGTATAAAACAAGTTCTAAAAACAACTGATACGTTTTCTAAATATGATGATATGTTAAAATTAATGCATATAGACCCATCAATAAAAGCAAAGATTGAACAAGCAAGAATGAGTCATGATCCAGTGGCTCAAGCAACTGCTAGTAGTCTTGCAGCCAATGAAGGTGTCAATTTATCAAATGCCATGGCAGCACAAAACACAATACTTGGTAAAATATTAAAAAAAATAGATAGGATTACACCAGATGCATCTACTCCTAGGGGAATGGCAATGGCTGGTTTAGGAATAGCTGGTGTCGCATTACTAACAAAAGCATTTAGAAAGGCATTAGATTCATCACCAATGCTAAAACAAATGGCTAAACTTTTAGACTTTGGTGTTATGTTAGTGTTGAGACCTATAGGTGACTTCTTTGGTTTCTTATTTAGACCTATACTTATATTATTACTAAGAAAGTTCATTATACCATTCTATCAGGAATATATGCCATTAATGAGAAAATTAGGTGGAGATATAGGTAACTTTTTAACCAAAGTAATTGACATTGCAACTAGCTTTGAAGGAATGACAGCAGCAGGTGCTGCCGTCGCTGCTGGAATATTTGCATATTTTAAAAAGAAAGGTGGTAAGATACAAATATTTAGTAAGAATGCTGTAGCAAATTTGGCAAAAATGGCTAGACCGAGTTTATGGAGTAGGATTTCTAATGCCTTAACAATGAAAGCTCCAAAAGCTAGTTATTGGAGAAGAGTATCTAATGCGTTAAGAATTAAAGGTTCTATTCCTAAACTACCAAAATTACAATTACAGATTCCAAAATCATTGCAACCTTTAATAAAAATAATTCAAGAGACACAAGATGCATTATCAAAAACTAAGATACCACCAACATCTGATGATGTAGTAAAAACTCCTTTAAAGGAACTAGATAGACCACCAAGAGGTAGCAAATTTACAGTGCCAGTAAGTGCTTTAAGTAAAGCAGCAACAATACTTAACTTATGGGATTTAGCTTCAGGTAAGATGGGATATGATATTTTCAATGCAGCAAACGCACCAGAAATGACTGAATTTAACAAACAAATGCATGGACAAGCATCTGAGATTTATCCATGGATGTCAGGAACAAAAGACCCATTAGTTGACAGATGGGGGGATATTGGAGGTATACCATCAACAGGTCAAATACTTTCAGGTGATTGGGGAATGGGTACACCTCCTCCATCTAGTACACCAAATCATCAAATAATAATTCAAGCAGATACAATTACAACTGAGGCAATAGATAACGTAACAGATAAAATGGTAAACGGTAAGAGGACGTTTAGTAGCCTTGGTTAGTGTAAGACTTGCATTATTAGAAACGCAAGAACAAGATGCTGCCACAACTAACGAGCAACATACGTTTGTTATGAGAAACTTCACAAACCTCAACATAGATTTGAGAACACCTATATCGCCTATGCCATTACCAGAAGAAAGTGATACGGAAAATATTCTTGTCAAGGTTGAAGGAAACACCACTGCTATATCATACAGTTTTGTAATTAAGCCTGAATCTGCAAGTTCTCCAACCACATATAGTCAAGGTGCTTCTGATGTCGTCGCTAATGCAAATTATACTGTGAGAGATCAAATAGATTTTTTAAAACAAGATATGCAAGGAAAAAGTATAGATGACCATTACAAATTACAGATAAAATACAGTGAAGATGGAGATGATGATTTAACATTTTACGGATTTGTTAATAATATATCAATAGTTATAGATTCCAGCGCTCCAGCTACAGCAGTTTGTACAATTAGTTTCCTTGTAGGAGATACAATAACCTCTTTGGATGAAGATATTCCAAGTGAACCATCATTCTCTATTGGCACTGTTAGTGGAACAACCATACCATTAACCATTAGTTTACCAGTAGATAAAGGTGGTTCAAATAACATTGTTAATTACTATATACAATACTCTAACTACATAGGAGGAAGAGGCTCAAGAAGTCCATGGAAAAAGTATAATTCGACTGATTCTTCAATATCTGGTAATGTGAGTTTCAATCTAGGTTCTTCAGATGGTATAATTGCTGATAAAACATACAGTGTAAGAGTTGCAGCAAAAGGTTCTGATTATCTCAAGGGTGAATGGTCTGATTGGCAAAATGCTGGAAGTGCAACAACATGAGTAATGTAAAATTAATGGTTACCAAAAAAAACTCATCTGGTACAGTAACATCAATAAAACCAGCACAGGTTATCAAGGCAAGAATAAAAAGAGAGGGAGTGAGAGCAGTTGATAGTGGAACTGTTATAGTTCCATCTAAATATGATATAGAACAAGGTGATGAAGTTGCATATATACAAGATGTATGTAATACACAATATCTAAAAGGTATTTGGAATTTTCAAATGAGTGGAAGAGATGAATCAGGTTATAAATTATGGGATAATGAAAGTGCAAGTAGATATTTTTTCAAACAATTCCAAGGAGAGTTTGAGAATGAAGGTAATTCAACAACTTTTAATTGGCACTCAAATTATTCAAGTTCAGCAACGAAAGATAGAAAATTTGCTGAATGCTGGGTGTTAAAATTAGATGGAACTACTGGTACGGCTGCAGATGGGTCAACATCAAGTGTTAGTTCAAAGATTAGGATAGCAAATAAAGTATACCCACAACAAAGTGGTTCAAATATAGTAAATTTAAGAGACCATTTTGATATTTATATTTGGTTAAGAAGATATGATGGTACTGAATCAGGTACAAAGAAATGTCTATTTAGTAAGAGAGATGGAACTACTGGTTTAGAAATATTTTATGTTCTTCCTACAATAACAGATGATGGGCATATAGAAGTACAGGCAACAACAGCTAGTACAACAACAGATATTAATTATTCTAATCCAACTAGTGATCCTGTTCATACAGGATTGGGTGCTTCAATGGATTGGACACTTGTAAGAGTAAAGAGAGATTCTTCTGATAACATACAGATTTTTGTTGATGGTATTAAAGTAAAACAACAGAGTTATGCAGCCAGTTTAGATAATACAGGAAATATTACAATAGGAGCTGATTATAACGGAAGTAATAATGCAATATGTTATATGGGTCAATGTAGGGTATATGCAGGTGGAACATTAGAACGTGACAGTGAAAAAGTAAGAACATCAAAACCACAACCTATGACAATGAAATTAAACGGTGTGTGTGTAAGGAAGAAAGAGAAAACAAATAAGAAAGAAATAGTGATAAATGGTACGTCAAAGATAATGATGCAGATGAAAGTCACTGAAAAACAGAGAGAATCTAACGGTGATTTAGAAGAGGGTATATGGTATCAGTCAGCACAAACTTGGGAAGAATCAACAAGAACAGGTAATAAGAATGTATTAACAAGCACATCTGCATATGGTGTCGTAAACGATTTAATAAGAAGTGCAGATCCAGAGTTTAGAACATACATTGACGGTGATTTATCAAGTGGTGATGGTACTAGTGGTGATGTCACCAATATAGTTGATCCTGAAGGGTCAGATAAAAAGAGTAAGACAATATCAAAATTTGTCGCTAATGGTCAACTAGTTAATCTTATCAAATTATGTAATTTAATAGAAGACCAAGATACTAGATTTTTTGCATTTCCTACAAAAGTACTAGCTTTAGAAAAAGCAAAACAACACCTAGTTATGTTTACTAATTACATACATGGTATTAATGGTGTAAGAATAATGGAAGATTTAGCAGATGAAATGAAACAAATAAATAACGTTATAGCAGTTGGAACTACGTTCGCATATAGAGTTAAAGAGACTAAATCAAGCCCTTTTGGAACATCTGAAGCTTTAACATATACTCCTATTGGTTCTGTTACTGTGACAAAAGATGGTACTGTATTAGAACAGATAACAGAATATGACTCTAGTGGAAATGCAAGTTCCCCTTCGTCAACTCAGTTTTATGTTAATATGGAGTCAAAAACCATAATTATGGGAACTTCTCCATCATCATCACTTGTAATTGAATATGAATACGAAGAACTGTCTAACACACAGAAATATTCAAGAACTGCATCTATAACAGAAAGTGGTTTAAGAACTTTAACAGTAATAGCACCACAGTTTAAAAGTAGAAAGAATCTTTATTCTTTAGCAAAGAGTGTTGGAGATAATCTTTATAATGTTAAAAAAGGATATAGAGTAGAATTCGGTACACTTATTAATCATGTAAGAGAAAATATGGGTGTATTTTTAGGTAGTGGTATAAGAGGTTTTAATCATACAACAAGAATTATAAAAGATCCACAGGGAACAACTGTATCTAAATCAGGTTATCATAGTGATAGGCTTGAAGTAATGGGTATTGAATGGTTTTATCCAGAAAATAGAACTGTTTTACGAGTGGGAGAATATGCTTTAGATGTCAAGGACTTGGAGCAATTATTTGGTCAAGAGGTATCAGGTTTAAAAAGCAGTGTTACGAAGACACTCACATAGGAAAAAATCTTTATATACTCCAATCAGGAATGAGATATATGATAACTCTAACAGAATCGGATACACCAGTATCAACTTGGATTAACCCAGATTTGAACATTTGTATTGTTAAAGAGAACACCGAGACTGGTAAGAAGACATGGTATCACACTCATAATATTGTAACAAATGATGGCGATTTATATTACGCACAACAAGCTGTAGAGACAACACCAACAAGCGACTTTGGTGGTTCTAATGGTAGAATGGAACTCAGAACAGGTTCAGCAACTCCAGCAAAAGATGACACTTATGGAGATGTAACAACACCTGTAACAACATCAAGAAGAGCTATAGATACTGGTTATCCAAAAGTAAGTGATGGTGACGGTGATAACACAGGTTCAGGAGCAGATATCGTAACATGGAGAACAAGTTGGGAAACTGGTCATTTTAACGCAACTGGAATAATTGGTGGTTGTATTCACGTAGGTGGAGGAAGTCCAGCAAGTGGAACAAAATTATTAACACATTATAGTATCACTTCATTCGACAAAACAGCATCCGACACACTAAAAATATTCGTTAATCATACATTTACAGGAGTATAATCTCATGGCTGGAATGGCTAAAGTTTTTGAACTTTTAAACAGTATTAATCATATATTAACACCTAATCAAGGAACTAGATACCAAAGAGATTCTGGTATGAACGCTAAAATAAAAATGGGTGAAAACGTGGTGGTAAAACTTGGCTAAACGAACAGCAGGCACAGGTTGGGGTAGACACGTTAAAGTTGTAACTGTAGTTGATGATGGTACTTCTGAAGTAGGTACTAACGAGTGGAATGAAGATCTAGACAATAAAGGTATTCTTGGTTTCTCACCAGCTAATGCAACAATAACAATAGCTGGAGATGGTACATTAACACCAACAGATAGTATAGTTGTTTGTGCAGCAAACAGCAGTACATCAGATACAATTACAAAATTAACAAATACAAATACAAATGAATATGATTTCTTATACTTATTTGCAGATACAGGTGATACAATAACATTAACACATACATCAGGCACACCATCAAACGCTGGTGAAGTAGTACTTCTAGGTGAGGCAAACAAAACACTTGATGAGAAAGTTCCAACAATAATAGTTAGAAAAGGAAATTACTGGTATGAATATGGTGGATCTCCAGTTATAGCTGGTACAGGTCTGTCAAAATCTGCAGCAACTTTGTCAATTGACATGACAGATACAAACGCAATTAAAGACGAAGATAATATGTCAAGTGACAGTGCAACACACTTAGCAACACAACAATCAATTAAAGCATATGTAGATTCTCAAGTAACAGCACAGGACTTAGATACAGCAGGCGATTCTGGTACAGGTGCTATTGATTTAGACAGTCAATCATTAACAGTATCAGGTGGTTCAGGTATAACTACAACTGCATCAAATCAAGCAATAACAATAGATGGTGACAATGCAACCACAAGTGCAAAAGGTGTGGCAAGTTTCAGTTCTGATAACTTTTCAGTAACAAGTGGAGCAGTAACAATCAAGGATTCAGGTGTATCAAACGATGAATTAGCAGGTTCAATTTCTAACGATAAGTTAGCAGGTTCAATTTCTAACGATAAGTTAGCAGGTTCAATTTCTAATGATAAGTTAGCAGGTTCTATCGCAAATTCAAAATTAGTGAATTCAAGTATAACAGTATCAGATGGTTCTAATTCAACAGCAACAGCATTGGGTGGAACAGTCACATTCAGTGGAACAAGTAATGAAGTAGAAGTAGCAGAAAGTAGTGGAACTGTAACAGTAGGACTACCAAATGATGTAACAATAACAGGTGATTTAACAGTAAATGGAACTACAACAACCATTAATTCAACAACATTAGAAGTAGCAGATAAACAAATTGAAATTGCAAAAGTCTCTAGTCCATCAAACTCAACAGCAAACGGTGGTGGTATTTTAATTGAAGGTGGTTCTGATGGTGATAAAACAATCACATGGACAAGTGCAACAGGCGACTTTGATATTTCAGAAAACATAGACATTGCAAGTGGTAAGGTATTCAAAATTAACGGTACAGAAATATTAGGTGGAACAACATTAGGTTCTACAATAGTATCTTCAAGTCTTACAAGTGTGGGAACTATTGCAACAGGAACATGGGAAGCAACAGATGTAGCAGTAGCACATGGAGGTACAGGTTCATCAACAGCAGGTGGAGCAAGAACAAACTTAGGTTTAGTAATAGGTACAGACGTTCAAGCTTACGATGCACAATTAGATAGTATTGCAGCCTTAACAGCTAACCAAGTAGCTGGATTAGTTGATTTAGCAACATTAGAGGCACCAGCAAGTGACGGTCAATTTATAGTTGCAACAGGAGCTGGAGCATTTGCATATGAATCAGGAGCTACTGTAAGAACTTCATTAGGATTAACTATAGGAACACATGTTCAAGCTTATGATGCCCAATTAGACACACTTGCAGCATTAACAGCAAATCAAGTAGGTGGTCTTGTAGACTTGGCAACACTTGAAGCACCAGCATCAGATGGACAATTCATTGTAGCAACTGGATCTGGAGCATTCGCTTATGAATCAGGTTCAACAGTAAGAACATCGTTAGGACTAGCAATAGGCACTGATGTTCAAGCTTACGATGCACAGTTAGCTGACGTATCAGGGTTAACTGCTGGTGATGGAAACTTTATTGTAGGAGATGGTTCTAACTTTGTAGCAGAGTCAGGATCTACAGCAAGGAGTTCATTGGGATTAGGAACTATAGCTACACAAGCAGCAAACAGTGTTAATATAGATGGAGGAGCAATAGACGGTACAACTATAGGAGCAAACAGTGCAGGAGCAGTTACAGCAACCCAAGTAGATATCACAGCAGAAGGAGACTTAAGATTACAAGATGCTAGTGGTGGTGAATATGTAGGATTTGAAGCACCATCAGCAGTAACAACAAGTTATACATTGGAAATGCCAGTAGAAACAGGTTCAGCAGGTGAAGTATTAAAACTATCGTCATCTGCAAATGTATTGGAATGGGGAAGTGCTGGTGGTGGAGCAACATCAACACATGATTACACATTACAGGCTTACGATTATTCAGGTGGTGGAGCTAGTGGAACTACAAGATCAGTTTACATTAGACCATTAAAAACCTCTGGTGGAGCTGAGGACACAAATAATGAAGGTGTCTTTGTCAAAATCAAAAAGAACGGAACAGCAGACACAGAAGTGCAGATAGCGTAGGTGTTCTAGTATATGGTAGAATATCTTGACGGTGGTAGAATCCAAGGAAGTTCTACGGCAAACCCAGAAATACAAGGATATGCTGGTGGTAATGCTACTTCAACAACACAATCAGCTGGAGGAGGAGGAGCTGGAGGAACAGCAACAGGTTCAGGTAACAAAAATGGTGGAATAGGAAAAGTAAATCCCATTGTAGGTTCAACTCATGGTGAATCATCAGGTGGTAGTTATTATTTAGCTGGTGGTGGAGGTGGAGCTGGCGAAGCATCAGGTGCATCAACTGGAGGACTTGGTGGAGGTGGAAACGGTGGCACGACCAATGCTCCAAGTTCAGAACCAACAAGTAGTTATGGTGGTGGAGCTGGTGGAGGTGGTAATAGTGGTACTAATTATCCAAACGGTGCATCAGGAGTTGTAATATTAAAATTATTAACATCAGCAAGTTTTAGTTCATCAAATGCTACTTCAACTACAACAGGTTCATACACTATACTAACATACACTTCAACAAGTTCAAGTTCTTTCACAATATCATCAGGAACAGCAGATGTTCAATATCTTGTTGTAGCTGGAGGTGGTGCTTCAAAAGATAATTGGGGATATGCAGGAGGAGGTGGAGCTGGAGGATTTAGAACAGGAACTAAAACAGCAATGACTAGTGGCACATATACAGTAACCGTTGGAGCTGGTGGTGTTGGTGCTGGTTCTTCGACTACACCAGCAAATGGTGGTAATTCAGTATTTGCAGATATAACATCTTTAGGTGGTGGAGGAGGTGGTAGTTGGATTGTTAATAGTGGTACAGGTTTTGATGGTGGTTCTGGAGGAGGAGCTCAAGGTAATTCAGGTGGAGATGATGTAGGAGGTAGTGGTTATACAACAACAACAAATGAAAAAGATTCAATAACAAACGTTCCTGAAAATACACGTTATGAAGAAACAGATACTCGTAAGATATACAGATGGAAATCAACACAATTATCACCAAGTTTTCATTATAAATTTGATGAATCATCAGGTAATGTAATAAATCATGGTTCAGTATCAAGTGCAGATCTAACAGTTTCAGGTTTAACAAGAAGTGTATCAACGCCAAGTGGAATAGGTGATGGTATGAGTACACCTAGTAATAGTTCTGCTGATTATGCACAAAATACATCAAGAGTAAATGATTATAAATTCATGCATGATGGAACTACAAAATGGTCAATTACATTTTGGTTATATCCAACAGATTTACCAGATTCGTCTACATGGACAGAAACTATGGTCTTTGGAAATATTTGGACAGATGATAATGGTATTGGTTTTGCAGTAAGAATGTCATACGATCAATCACCAACTTCATCATCATCAGCTAGAATCCAAACATTAATTGCAGATGGAAATTCAGGTATGCCTTTGAATGATCAATCACCTAATGGTATGATACCTGAGCTTAATGCTTGGCATTTCTATTGTATAACGTATGATCCAGATTTAAGCAGTAATCATTTAACAGTAACAAGAGATGCAGCAACATCAGGGACAGGATTTCATCAGGGTAGTGAAGATAATAATACTTATTCAAGTTCAAATCCAACAAGAAAAGTAACATACTTTGCAAGACCAACATCTAGTTATGATGGTGGGATGGCAGGTAGATTAGCACAAGTGATGATTTTTAAAGATAAAATATTAACACAAGCAGAAAAGGTTGCACTTTACGCTGGTGGGAATGGAACAACAACTATTGCATTAGAAGAATGGAAAGAGAGAGGTACAGCATAAAAATGGCTATAGAAAATCTCGGATCAAAACTTTACAGTGGAATTAAAACTGATAGAGTTAGTGATTCACTAGGAAGTTCAGCAGATGGAGCTAATACTGGAATTACATTAGTTGATATTAATGATTATGCAACATTTAATGGTAGTAGTAGTTACATATCAACATCAGGAACACAAACCGATACAGATTTCCAAGCTAGTGAATCGTTTTCAGTAGCATTTTGGTTTAACTCAAGTGATTCAGGTGGTGCTGCTTTTATTGATAGATGGGGAACTCAAAACGGTAGTGGAAATAACGGTTGGTTAATTTTAAAGGATTCAGGCACAGCTTGTTCATTTAGACTTTCTAGTAATTGGGGTGCTAGTCCACAGGCAGCAATTAGAGTTGTCAGTAGTAGTAATAACGCATTTGGTGATGGAAAATGGCATCATTTAGCTGTAACTTATGGTGGTAGTGGTCACACAAGTGTTAAGATATACATTGATGGTGCAGAAGACACAAGTGCATCAGCTAACATTACAGGTACAGTTGGTTCAATAACATACGGTTTGCCTTTGGAAATAGGTGCATACAGTTCTAGTCATAGTGATAAATATGATGGTTCTATGAAACAGGTTTTAATTTATAATGATGTAATAACATCAAGTGAAGTGAACACACTATACAATAGTGGAACGCCTGTCACAAGTCCTTCAACATCTAATTTAGTAGCACGTTATGATCTTGGAACAGATGCAAATGATTCACAGGGAAGTATTAATGGAACAGCAACAGGTGTAACTTGGGTTTCAGATGCTTACAAACTTGGCACAGGTGCTTATAGTTTTGATGAAAGTTCTAGTGGTAGAGTAGTATTTGGAAGTGCAAGTGATTGGCAATTCTTACATAATTCTAATTCAAAGTGGACATTTGCAACGTGGTATAAAAGACCTACCAACTTCGCAGGTTCAATATCAGGTAATTTAACATTTTTAGCAGAAACAACTGATGGTGCTGGACATGGCATAGGTATAAAATACGATAATAGAGGTGGAACTAATCAGAATCATTTTCTACAAGTTGAAATGATCACGGATAGTAATCAATTAGTTGTTCAGCTACAAAAAAATAATTTTTGGGCAGATGATGATGATTGGCATCATCTATGTATTACGTGGGATTCAACTATTGCAAACACTAACATGGTGGTATATTTAGATGGAGTTCAAGAAGCAACTGCAAATAAAACATCATATGCTCCAACAAATACAGATTCAGGTGATCCATTAACAATAGGTGGTGGTGTAGACGGTCATACTAGATATGGAGATTGGACTTTAGACGATATTGGAATTTGGAAACGTGTTCTTACTGCAACAGAAATTTCAGATTTAGTAAATGAAACAGAAGATACACCAACAGTATCAACATTAAATGCAACTAATGGAACAACAAATTGGTCAACAGCTACATCTAAACTAACAAAGTCAGGCAACACAATAACATTTAGTGCAACAGGTGCTAGTAATGATGAGGAAATTTACCTTGATTTACAAAATGCAAGTTATTTGGATGGTTCTAATGCCAGCGATGATGCTTGGACATTAAGATTCAAAGCTGATTTCACATCTATCGGTGCTGGTGCTAATGCAACACACCAACAACTTCAATTTGGTATCTTTGATGCAACAAATCCTAGTGGTAATAATGGAAGTGGTGATGCCATAATATTTTATCTATCAAGTGCAGGAACCGTTAGTAATGCTGTAAATGGCGTTAATGGTGGAACAGGTGGTATTACATCAACAAACAACACACCTATTGCTTCAAGTGGTTCTGCCGTCACATATTATATTGAATTACAAAGAACAAGTTCATCAGCTATTCAGGCAAAAGTGTTTAGTGATGAATACGAAACACAGGTCGGTTCAACATTAAGTAAAACAGGTCTAAGTGGAATAACAGGCTTACGTTATCTAATGGTTAGATTATGGGGTGAAAGTGGTGCAGGGAACGGTGCAGTTGGTTCTGTCACAGCTATGAAGTTTTGGAATGATAAAACATCTGTAAAA